ATACTGCTGCCCGAAACTGATGGTGTTCCGATTGCCGAGGGTCGGCGTGGTGTTCATCATCTTCATGCTGAGCCAGCCGTTTGTCCCGTAGTCTGTGACGGCGACGGAGTCGCCGAGAAACCACCAGTATATGCTGCCCTTTTGCAGTATGTACATGTCGGACTGCTCGCCGGTCCCTGTGACCTTGGCGATCTCCGTGAATCCTGCATTGGCTACAGCGAAGGCGACCATCTTCGTCAGCAGATCGTCTAAGCTCGAACTCGTCCCCGTCTCAAAAGCCATTATTTATCTCCCCTTTTATTCTAAGAGCATACAGCAATATGCGTGGTCTGCCTGGTCGTCGACGTCCTGAAATACCAGATAAGTGTCGCCACCGATGGTTATGGTGTCCTCGGAGGCGAGGTCTGTGACGCCCCTCTTGCCCACATAGAACAGCCCTTGTGGCTCCCCGTATACGTTGAATCCGTCCCCCGTAGTGAAGAGTATTATGGGTAAGAGGGTGAAGCTGCTGTCGGGATTCTGCTGGAGCCATATTGCGTTACCTACAGCCTCGGTCAGACAATAGGGCCACACGTTATTATTGAGGGCACTCAGTGAGTTGTAATGGATCTTAAGCCAGGTCCCACTGGGTCGCCGGAGCTGGGCCGAGTATGATATTACGGTCCTGTAGAAATTGTGTATGTTTATGGTTGCTGGAGTGTTGGTATAAGTACCAGTATGCCCCGTGATTAGGTGCGGATAGGGGTACTCGGAGGGCTTGCCGTACGGAAGTATAAGACCAGCGTGCATCATGAAAAAGTCGCCCTCTACCTTGTACACCATCATGAAGCGCCTGCCGTTCGCGACTATCCAGTACTGTATCGCTGCGCTCGTCAGGATGGCGATGGGTACATCGAGCTGCTCGAAGTCGGCACCGGGCTGATTCTCGTAGGCAAGACCCCCGTCGAAACCGGTCGCGCCGCCTATCTCCCAGTTGCGGTAGCCGCCCGAGGTGGACTCGAACTGCCTTATGTTCACGTGCACATTGTCCTGCCCGGCGAGACCTGGGCCCCTGAGGTAGACGTCCCTGAAGTTGCCCGTCATCGCGGTCACACTGCTGATCTGAAAGTGTGTGTACGGGGTGACTGTCTCCTCCTTCTCGAGGGTCCAGTTCTGATTCAGGGCGATAAGGCCTGCGTCTGTGGTGAGGAAGTCCCTCAGTACCGTCAGGAGGGCGTCGTGTCCCGTCACTGTTCCTGTCGTAAAAGCCATGTATCCGCTCCTTTTAACCCACGATCTGCTTCACTGTCGCGGGGTTCTTCTTTATGATGTTGAGCACCGACCTCGATCCCGCCGGTGTGGCCATGAAGTCTTCGAGCTTGCCCGGATCGTCTACGTTGACGATCTGGATGGGCTGAGCTGCCTGTTGAGGCTGAGCTGCCTGCGCGGCCGCCCGTTCTTGCCCCGGTGTCCTCACCGAGACGGTCTCGTTCGGCGTCGCCCTGAACGCGACGAGCTGGCTGTCGGTCCCGCCCGCGCCGCCGACCCTGAAGTTGCCGCCGTTCTGAAAGCCGGTGGCGTTGACGCTCTGTACCTGACTCACGAGGCCGGCCGTCTGGGCGACGGTGGCCGCGATGGCAGCTACATTGGCAGGCCAGCCGAGTTTGGCCGCGTTCGCGATACCCTGCACGATGGCCACTGTGGTCTCGGCGATCGCGAAGGCCTTGCTCGCGGCGAACAGGGCGCGGAAGGTGCTGGACTGCTCGCCGGCGAACGCCTTCGTGATGCTCGCGAGGGCACCGAACGCGGTCTGTCCGGCCCGGAGCTGAGTCTTGAACCGCTCCTGCTCTATCGTGGCGACTTCCTGGTTGTAGCGCCTGTTGGCCTCGAGCGACAGCGCGATGGACTCCTGTTCGGAGATCATCCTCGCCTCCTGGAACTGACGGATCAGCTCCAGCCTCTGCTGCAGGCTGTTCTCGAGGACCATCAGCTGCGCGTCGTCGGTCCCCTCCGGCGCGAGGTCGATCTGAAGCTGCTGAAGCTCGCCCCCGAGCTGGGTGTTCTGCAGTGCCGCCGCGTACTCCTGGGCGCTTATGGTCCCGGCATCGAGTAGGACGTTGGCCGCGGCCAGGGTCGCCCGGTACTCCTCGACGGGCGCCTTGATCTGCTCGAGTAGGGCCTTCTGCTGTTTCAGGGCGTCGCTCTCCGCGGCGGTGGGTGCGGTCCTGGTGGGTGCCGCTGCGGCCGCGGATGCAGGCTGGGCCTGTCGCGCGATCCTGTCGGTGGCCACCTCTCTCGCCCTCTGCTGCACCGCCTCGAATGCCGGCGTGACTGCGTCGATCAGGTCGCCCACGTAATCTTGCTGGAAGCCGCTGATGAAGGCGTCCTTCACCTCCTCGCCGAACCCCTTGACCGCCTCGATGCCGCCCTCGGGACCGATCTTGAACCTGACCTCCTGAGGCCCTTGGTTCAGCCGGTTCCAGAGGCCCTCGACTGATACGCCTACGAGCTCCATCGCCCGGATGGCGAAGCTGGCGAACCTCTTGAACTGGTCGAGTAGGAAGCCGAACACCTGTTTGAAGACGCCTATGATCTGCTGGCCCGTTTCGGAGCCGAGTGCGTCGAGTATCAGCTGCCTGATCTGCCTGAAGATCACCTGAGAGGCGCGAAACAGGCCTACGAAGAGCCCGATCTGCGCGTTGACCTGCTGCTTGGCTATGTTGAACACGTCCCGGAAGGTGAGTCCGAAGCCCTGCAGGAAGCCCCTGGCCCTTTCGATGGCGGCCGTGAAGCCGTCACGCAGGGCGACTATTACGGGGCCCACCGACTCAGAGATGAGCTGGAATGCCGCGACTGCGAAGTCCTGTAGCGTGACCACCCCGTCGGTGCTCAGCGAGATCTGGTCGCTGAAGGTGACGAGCAGGGAGATGACGGCGGTCAGGGCGACGGCGATCGCGCCTATGGGATTCGCGGCGATGGCCGCGGTGAGCGCCCTGACGCCTGTGATTGCTTTGGGTAGTGCCTGTGCGGCGAAGGTGGTCCCCAGGGTCAGGGCCAGTGCTGCGACGGACCTGACGAGGATCTCCATGTTCTGCGCCAGGACTATGATGATCCTGGACAGGGACCTCGAGGGGCCGAGTGCCTGGTCGAATCCGCCGACTACCTTGATCAGGGAGTTGCGGAATACCTGGAAGGCCTGAGATGCGGTCGGGACAGTCTTGGCGAACCTCTCGGCGAGCTCCACTCTGGCGTTCTTGAAGGCGTCGAATACGATGTCGGCGGAGATCTTGCCCTCGGCGCCGAGTTCCCTCAGTTGCCCCCTGGTCACGCCGAGCTGCCTGGCGATGATGTCTGCTACTGCGGGCAGTTGCTCGAGCACGGACCTGAGCTCGTCGCCCCTGAGGGCCCCGGACGCGAGGCCCTGGCTCAGCTGTATAAGACCCGCTTGGGCCTCGACGCCGGAAGCGCCCGAGAGTATGATGGCCTGGTTGAGCGACTCGGTGAAGCTGGTGAGTTCCTCCTGAGTCCTGCCGAGCTCCTTCGCGGCGAGGCCCATCCTCGCGTACAGCTCGACTGTGCCCTCGAAGGACGACCTGGTTCGCTGTGCGATCTGGAAGAGCTCGTCGGTCTGCCTGGCGAGTGCCGCCTGACCGGACACCACCGTCTTGAGCCTGTTCTGCAGGCTCGTGAAGGTGTCTGTGAGCTGGACGAGTTGTCGTATGGCGACACCAACGCCTATGAAGGCGAATGCCCGCTGTACTGTCCGTCGCAGCCTGTCTGCCGATGTCTCGACAGACTGGAGCTCGGAGCGGACCTGCCTCCCACCCTGTCTTGCCTTGGTGGGGTCAATTATGACTTGTACGTCGAAATTTGCCATGCTGTGGCTGCGTTCCCTTCTTGGGCGTCTTGGCTGCCAGTTTCCTCTCGTACCACTTTATGTATCCCGCGTCCATCTCCCTCACTATGTGCGCGAAGGAGTCCGTGTTCTCTCGGTCCAGTTGAGCCCTGTCGGCGTACTGTACCATGCGGTGCCAGGGTATTGGTCCCGGGAGTCCCTCGCCGAATTGCCTGCACGAACTTAGGTGGTAGAACGCGGTGAGGTAGAAGTCGTCCCCGGGGTAAACCGGAGGCTCTCCCTCGACCCACTCGGGCAGGGAGAGTCCCTTGGCGATCCGCGCCTGCAGTGAGAACTCTTTGTCCTGGTACTCGAGCTCCCAGAGCAGGCGCTCCGTTAGTTTCCCGATTTCACCTCGACGTCCGGCATGTCTTCGGTGAAGTTGACGCTGTTGCCTGCGAAGTCGCGGACCTCGTCAAAGATCCAGTCCGGGAGGGCGCGGAGGAAGGCCTCGCAGTTCTCCCGGTTGAACTCCACAGGTTTGCCCTTGGCGTCGCTAAGGTCTTCCCAGCCTGTCACGACGAACTTGGGGAACAGGTCGCGGTCCTGCTCGCGATTCTCCGCGATCATGACCTGATTGATGGCCCCAGCTTTCAGGGCCCGCACATTGCGACGGGATTTCTTGAGAACCGCGTTGAAGTAAGGCTTGTTGGCCTCGGTCGCGGGCTTGATGATGAGGACCGGCGTTCCAGCGATCTGGTGGATCGTGTAACGGGCAGTCTTGTCCTTGACGTCCAAATTTTTAAGGTGACTGAAGTCTGTCATGGTGTCTGCTCCTCCTTTTTTATTCGTTTACGCGGGGATATATAATACGCGTATCGCACTGGACTACTGGGAGTAAACCAGTATTAAAAGTTCGGCGCGTAGGGAAACAGCGATACCCCCAGGGAAGTACCCAGGGTCGCGTCCCCGAAGGCCTGCGCCGTGGTGTTCAGCAGGATCGACTCGTTGACGGGGAACTCGCGCTCGCCGCCGCCGAGGGTCATACTGGGGATGTCCACCAGGACCACGCCGTCGTCGTTGCGGACCGCGAAGTCCATGGTCACCGTGGTGTTGTCGCGGATCGCGTCCACCACGTCTGCATTGGTGAAGAGCAGCTGGGTCTCGATGTCGATCTCGAGGTTGCCCGTGTTCAGGAACTTCGCCCCGAGCTGACCGAGCACCTTCTCCGGACTCACGTTGTTGTTGATGGTGAACGTGATGGACTTGAAGTCCGTGGTCAGGCCGCTCTCGTCCACCTCGGTGATGCGCAGGCGGGCGAGGTCAGACGAGGTGTTGAACGGGCTCGTCTGTACGGGCACGACCGGACTGGCGGCGTTCGTCTCCCGCGTGGTAGTGGGCGGCTCGGTGTCGGTGCCGACGAAGGCGAAGGTCACCGTGGCCTTGTCGGTCAGCGGCAGCTCGAACGCGACCGTGTTGCAGTAGTTGCCCTTGGCGTATTCGTACTCGTCGCCGGAGGGCTCGCCGAGGTTCTGATAGGCACCCTCGAAGTGGAAGCTGCGCTCCAGGTAGTCCCCGTCGTCGACGGACACGTTCCGGACGAAGCGGCCGAAGTACAGGTCGACCAGCTGAGTCGTGTTGGCCTCGGTCACGAACGCCTGGCCCTTCTTGTCCAGGGTGAGCAGGTTGGCGGCGATGGCCGTGACGCGGGCGAAGCCCTTGTTCGCGGCGTCGCTGAAGCGGTTGATGGCCGCGTCGCCGCCGATCCATATCGCCTGGCCCACTGTGAGGCCGAGGGTGGTGAAATCGAGGGCGGTGCTGGTGAGGTTGCCGCTCGCGTCCACGTCGAGGTCGCCGACGGCAGAGCGGACTCCGCACACGTCGACGCTGACGTTCTGGGTCGCGCCGGGGGTCTCGTCGGCCAGGTCGGTGGTGACCGGGATGGTGGTGGTCGTGGACCCGGTGTCCACCACCTTGAGGCCGTTGTTGTCGGAGTTGGTGAACCCGCGGCCGTAGACGAGCCGACCCGAGGGGATGGCGGAACTGAGCGCAGGGATGGTGTACTCGTCTGTGGCCGCTCCGGTCACCGCGGTGGGGATCGTGTGCTCCGCGCCGATGAAGTTGGAGAAGCAGAAGCCCTCGATGAAGTCGATGAAGTGCTCGAGGGTCAGATCGCCCGCGAACTCCACGTTGCTGTCCAGGTCCGTGACGGCGCCCTTGCGACGCTGCCGGTTCTTGCTGATCGGGCTCCTCGCCACCGTGGTGATGGTGGACCCGAATGTGTTGATCTCGTTCGGCTCCAGCAGTTTCCACGAGGGGGAACCGGGCAAAACGCCGAGGCTCTGCTCGATGGCATATGCCAGCGAGAGGTTATTGGTCAAAGTGCGTCCCATTGTTGTCCTCCTATTCTCTTGTCTGTTATTTTATGGCTACGAACGTCAGCTCGAGTACGACGTTCTGCTGATACCAAACGTCGTCTGACCCGACTGTCTCGATTCTGCCGTTGTTGAACCAGAGGTCCCCGAGTCTCACGCCCTCGAACAGATCGAGCGAATCCTCTGCCAGTTCGTCATTGTCGTTTGTGGCGTGCTCCGTCGGCGTGAAGACTTGTATGAACAGCAGCCCGTACTTCTCGAATCTGCGGTTGCCAGGCTGACCGAGAGAGCCCTGGGTCCCGTCGTTGAACTTGACGCTGACCCGCGTCCACTTCACCCCGTCTCCGGTGTCGGGCGGGGTGAACTTCTGGTTATCCAGGGCTATCGGAAACTGTCCGTTGAACTCGTTCAAGTACCTCATGAAGATCGCGTTGCGGGCTTCCTTGGGTGTCATCCCAGCTTCCTCCTGTTTGCCCTGTTCGTCTCGGCCTGTACGACGCCTTCCACGAATCCGGAGGGCGCCTGAGTCGAGCTGCCGGCATTCAGTCGGCTTATGTAGGGCACATTATTCGTGATGTATATGGGCCCACTCGTTATCTGCCATCCGGCCACCTCTGCCTGTCCGAACTGAGCGGCGGCCTGGTTGAGACTGCCGGGCTCGCCCACAGTCTCCTTCCGGGGCACGCCGACTGAGGGCAGCCAGTTCGACCGCGCCCAGCCGGTGTCGACGGGCGTCTTCTCGATCAGCCCGCCGTGAATCCTGAGCGCCAGGTCGACAGTGGCCTTAGCTGTGGCATTCTCGAGTTGGACCATTATGCGATTGGCCTGTTTGCCCACTTAGGCGCCCCTTATGTGAAGGATTAGGGCCGCCGTCACTCCGGCGACCTCGATCTCGTTCTTGCTCACGATGGTGTAGTTGTCAGAGCCATCGATCAGGAGCGAGCCCTGCTCGATCCCGCCGATCTGCACGGACGTCAGCTGAGCCAGGTCAATCAGCGCGTTCCTGTCGCCTTTGAGGACCGTCGTGCCGTCGATGTACTCGTCCTCGAAGTCGTACAACAGCGCCTCGACCGGGATGTTCTCGGGCGTCCTGGTCACACCCGCTCCGGGGTCGCTCAGGTTGATCGAACCCTCCGAGAATATGCGGATGGTCCTCGTGTCCCCGAGATCTCCCATGGCGTCTGCGACGCCGTCGATGACGTCCTGTGCGATGCTCGTGTCGCCCATTACATACCTCTGACTTTGACTTTATTCATTGCTATATTTTTGACCTTGGTCTTCGCCATCTCCAGGGCCCGCTTCAGCTCCCTGTAGTGGTTGCGTATCTCGACGGGCGCGCCGGGTATAAGCGTTCCGCCATAGCGATCTTCGAGGGACCATATGCGGCGTTGCAGGTCGTGTATCTTGTCTTCGAGGATCTTGTTCTCCAGCCTCTCCCCGAGCAGCTCTATGTCGCACCTGATCTGCTTGATATCCTCCGCTGTGGCGAACTTGGTCTCGTACGAACTGACCCCGAATATGATGCCCGCGATGATTGCTATGGCCGCTATTGTTGAATAGATCTTTTTTGCCACGTAATTAACCCCCCTTCTTAATTGTTGGCGTCGCCGTCATCGTAGTCGGTGCTGCTGGAGGGGTTGTCGTGCACGCCCCTCGAGAAGATCCCGGCATAACGGTCTTCGTCCTCGTTGTTGCTGTCGATGGTTGAGATGCTCGTCCCCGTCAGTTCGATCGCCGAGCCCACCCCTCCGCCACCACCGCCCTCTCTGGCCTGCTGCTCGTATGCGGCGGCAAGCTTGCGGTAGTTCTCGGCTTTCTGTTGATTCTTGACGGTCACTGGACCCGCCTTGACCTCGATCTTGGTGGAGTACTTCGCCGCTATCGCCCTGGCCGCGACTGCCGCGGCCCTGTACACGTTGGTCTCGATGGCTATTATGGCGGTGTAGTCCGCGGTGGAGAGCTCCTCTCCGACCCCAGTCGGGTCTTGCAGCAGGGTCCTCAGTTGTGCTTCAGTTGCTGCCATGGTCCCTCCGTTAGTTCTTGTCGGGATGCTCGTACCAGGATAGGCTTATGCCCCCCGCTATGGCATCTGTGCTGGTGAGTCGGAAAGAGTACGTCGTATTGGGAGCCAGTACCCATTCCGCTTCGTCCCTCGTCGCCCCGGGGATAGCTCCGGTAAAGAAGCCCCCTGTGACACCGAAGGTCGGGTCGTCGATGACAGTACCCCCTGTAGGTGCTGTGGCACCTGAGAGGAAGCCCGTTCCGCCGCTCGTGTTCGAAGAGTCGCGGCGCCTGTTAATCGGGGTGGCTGCGCTGCCGCTTGCGACGCCGCCCGTAGGTCCTTCAGTTATGGTGAAGGTTGCCTGTCCCGCAGCGAATGCAGACGCAAACATATGGAACCTGTCCTCGCTGTCGGGTGTAGTGAAGGATAGGTGCACAGGTGTTACGGAAAGATCGGATGACTTGGCAGACAGCTTGTATGCCAGCTCATCATGCACGTGATGGTGCGGAGAGTCAAGTACGAGCTGCGCGTGTGAAGAGGCATCTATTAAAGGGACGCGTTGTTCCCCGTTTTTGTTGTCCAGAACCATTTTAGGTGTGTCGGCCATGGTTCTCTCCTAACTCAGCAGGCTGTCGCCTGCGGCGTTGTGCTCGTCGGCGAGTTTCTGGGCGTCGGCCTTGCGCAGCTTGGATTCGTTGATGGTCTTGTCGCCAGCGACGACGTCGTACCATCCTCCGCCCTGGTGCACCGCCTCTGCGGTGACTGCGTCGGGCGTCTGCTCGGGCTGGGTTTCCTCGACCTTCTCAGGCTCGGGGGTTTCTTCGGTCTGTTCGGGCTCAGTCTCCTCAGCCGTCTCGGACTCGGACTCGTCGTCGGCGTATTCTTTGTCAGCGGGGTCCTCTTCCTCTTCGTCCATCAGCTCCTCGAGCAGCTCGATCTGCTCCTCGAGTCCCGCTGCGTAGAAGGCCTCTCGGTCCCCTTCGCTCAGGCCGTCGACGTATATCTGCTCCAGGTCGGACAGCACGAGGGAGGTCTCGCCCTCGGCCCTTACCACGACGAACCCGCCCTCGTACAGGAGTCTGGCTCGTCGCCAGTCTACGGACATGCGTCGCCAGTCGAACGGGTCTCCGGGTTGCATCGGTCGCCCGTTGATCTTGAATGCCTTGCGGCACTCGAGGGGCGTCTTCGGCGTTATGGGTTTTCTGGGTATCGGCATTGGTTGTCTCCTCCTGTTTGGGACCGGAGGGGGCCTTGGAGAGCCCCCTCTTCTCCCTGGATTCTCATGCCGCTTACGCGACGATGGTGTCGAAGAAGTAGCCGAGGTCCGCGGCGACCTTCTTGAGGTCGAATGCCATCTGAATCTCGACGCGGTCGGACTCCAGCCGCTCGATGCGGAAGCGCTTGACGCGGTTGCCTTCCTGGCCGGCTCCGAGGAAACCCGTCCAGCTGAAGGTGTATCCAGCGGAGGGGGTCATCAGGCCCGGGCGAGGTGCGGCGTAGCACAGCAGCGCCTTCTTGCCGCCGATGAAGCTGTGCGACGCGGTGGCGCCCTCTGCGGCGGTGTTCTGGATCGCCTTCATCACAAAGATGCGCTCCAGCTCGAACAGTTTCATCAGCGCCTCGATGTTGGCCATGGCAGGGTTGCCTGCGGTCTGGCCGTACTTCACGCGGTCGATGATGTCCGGGTGGTCGACCAGCTGGTCGAACACCGCCTTGCCGAGCACGAGGGTGTTCGGCTCGAAGCCGGTGGACTCGAGCACGGTCCGCTTGCCGGTCCGCACGTCGGTGATGGGGTTGGAGTTCGCGTCGTTCCACTGCAGGACCTCCCCGGCGCCAGGAGCGGCAGCTACGCCGTCGATGTCGGTGGTCCATACGGACGAGGCGAAGTAGTTCGCGGCCCAGATGTTCTCGCGCTTGATCAGCGCCTTGTGGGTCACGTACTCGGTGGCCTCGCGGTCGGGGTTCAAGACGGCGTCGGCGTTGGCTCGCACCTGGTCCGGGACGTCCTTGTGGAACGCGTACACGCGGGAGAAGTACGTCGGGGTGTTGTCCAGGTCGTAGCTCCCTCCGGCGGACTCGGTCCCGGGGGCCCGTTCCTTGGCCTCGTCGCGGTTGAACTCGCCGCGATCATAGGTGTAGTACCGGTCGCTCTGCTTGCCGACCGGAATGTTGGCGAAGACCTTCGTCGCTACGAAGTTTTCAGCACTCTGAAGATAGGCGATCGACACGTTGGTCAACGGAGTGTTGACATGCACGTCGCCGGGTACAGGATTTCCCATTTTTTCCTCCTTATGGATTTCGAAAAAGTTAGGCTCTCAACAGGTTGAGATGGTTGCCTCGGTTAACGGGTTACACGTTCAGCTGTGCCTGGGGACGCAGCAGTACGGCGATGACATCGCCGGCTGCAGCTGCGGCTTCCAGGGCGATGCCCTGACTGAAGTCCGCGGCGATGGCTGCGATCGCACGGCCGGTCGCGTCGGACTGGACGTTCGCCCATCGGGCTACGGCTGCTCCGGCGGCCACTTTGGTCACTCCCATGACGCCTACCTCGGCCACTTGGGCGTCGGTGGGCTTGTTCTGCAGCACGCCGATACAGGCCAATCCGGCGCCGTCCTGGAGTGCGACGCCGGTGGTGTCGCCCTTCAGGAACTTGTACTGATTTCCGCTCTGGTCGCCGTCGGCGATCAGGCTGATCTTGGTCAAGCTCTCTTCGTAGGACATTTTATCCTCCTATTAAATATGGTTGATTGCGTTGTCGTCTGTCGTCTGTCGCCCGGTCTGTCGACCCGCCCCCTATTTGGCCAGGGATTCGTCGTACAGCTTGGAGCCCTCCTCGGTATCGAGGACCGCGGTGTAGGCCTTCTCGAAGGTGACGCTGTTCTTCTCGGCGTGCGCCTTGGCCAGCTTCTCCAGCTTCTCGGTCGCGGAGTTGGCGTCAGTGCTGCCGCCCTGTCCTTCTTCCTTGAAGCTCTTGGCCATCGCCTCGTCGGCGGCCTTCATCATCTTCAACTGGGCATCCTGGGCATCCTTGGGCAGGGCCTTGATGCTCTTCAGCATGGTGGCCTTCTCGGCGGCGGAGCCGGCGGTGTTCGGCCACAGCTTCTCGGCCTCGTCCTCCAGGCCCTTCTGGACGGCGTCGGTCTCCAGCTTGTCGGCCTTCGCCACGGCGGCGTCGGTCTTGGTCTGCTGGGCCTTCATGAAGGCGAAGACGCCCGGTCCGACCTCGGACTTCTTGATGGTGACGCCGTCGGAGACGATGGTCTCGTCGTCGGCGGCTGCCTTCTCGATGGCTGCTTCTACGGTGGTCTTGCGGCCGTCCGCGTCCATCTTCTCGAAAGCTTCCTTGTCCTCTTTGCTCAACTCGGCGTAGTGGGCTTTCTCGGCGTCGTTGAGAGACGCCAGGAACTCGGTCTTCGCCAGTTTCGCCTGCAGCTCTTCGTGGCTCTTCTGCAGTTTGTCCATTGCTTCCTTGTCCATGTTGTTTTCCTCCTCTTCAGACTTCTTGAGAGTTGCGGGCAAGTCCTTCTCGCCCTTGTTTTTATTGGCTTTGAGCCAGGCGGCCCTGACGCGGGCCACTACCTTCGCTCGGTCCTTGGCCGGTATGCCGACCTTATTGCCCCTGAAGCCCTCGCCGAGGGCCGCGACTGCCATGCCCACTATGCGGGGGTCGGGAGACCCGCCGGGCTCGCTCGTGAGCCTCAGTTTCCAAGTGCTGGGTTTGTCGGGGTTAGGCACGTGTGCGTAGTCCCCGGCGGGAAATTTCTTGCCGCCCTCCGTCTTCGCCGCCTTCTGGATCTCCTTGATCACGTCGGTGTCCGAGACCACAGACTCCATGGCCTGGGCGAACTGGGCGATCGACTCGCGGATGGCCGCCTTCTTGTCCTTGACCTCCGGGCTGGAGACGATGGAGTGCAGGCTGTCGCGCAGCGCGCGGTTCATCTTGAACATCTCGCCCATCAGCTCCATCAGCTTCTCGCTCATGCCCATGTCACGCATGGCGTCGTTGAAGCTCCTCTTCGTGACCTCCTCGGCGTCGGCGGTCTTGAGCAGCGTCACCACGGCACCCTCGTTGGCGCCGCGTCCGACCGAGCTCACCTCGCGGACGGTGATGTCCTTGAGCATGTGGCGCTTCTTGTCGCCGTCTTTCTTCCTGATAGATATCCTCATTAGTCCTCCTCCAGGGGTATGCGTTTGCCGCCACCGCCTATGCTGAAGGCGGGGTAGTCGCCCTTCTCGATGGCCTTCCAGACCTCGTCGTCGTCGACCTTGAAGCCCCCGAACCAGCCCTCGCACCCCAGGTCGATCTTGGCGTCGACGCCCTTCTCCGTGAGGCACTTGAGTATGGCCTGCTGTTTCTCGTAGGTCAGCATGACGGACTCGACCAAGCGTCCCACGCCCTCGCGCGTGTGGCCCTCTCCTTGGACCCGGGCGTTCAGCACGTAGTCGTACGCGGCCTTCTCGAGCTCTTCCGTCTCGATCAGGTCGCCCTGGAGGTCCTCGACGAGTGCTTCGCCGACCTTGTTCACCGAGAAGAAACCGAACACCATTTTGCGCTTGGGGTCGGCCTTGGCGATGTTTATCTGCATGTCTGTCTCCTATCCTTTATTCTGCGAGCGCGAACCGCTCGGTGCACCTGCACTGGACGGTGTTCGCGGCCGTTCCGTTGGGGTCCCTGGGGAACATCATCGGCCCGAGCGGGGTCACGTAGGGCTCGCTCAGTCCCACGCCCTCCTCGTTCATGCCGGGTATCAGGCGGTGGTCTATCCTGGTCCTCTTGTCCCTGGTGAACACCCAGTGCCTGCGTACCTTGGTCTCGTCGATCGCGCCGGCGGCGAGCATCTGCCTTATCGCCGACTGCTGGCCGACGGTGACAGCCCTCATGGACTCGGTCCTGGCTATCGTCGCGGCGCGGTGCCGGACGAACCTCTCGCGGTACCTGTCGACCATCCGGTCCACCTGCTGCCTGGTGAGGGGTCTCCCCCGGTCGATCGCCCTGCGCACGGAGCCGTCGAACCTGCGGTCCCTCAGCTTCCTGTCGAGCGCCTGGGGGTCGAGCTCCTCGAGTGCCCTGCGGTAGTTGTCGACGGCGAGCTCCTGCCTGGCGGTGAGGCCGATCGACCCGCGGATCGCGGAGGCCGTCCGCCTGGGGTTCACGCCGGCCACTATGTCCCTGCGGAGCTTGTTCCTTATCGCCTCGCGCGTCCCCTCGGACACCTGGCGGATCAGGTTGAACCTGTAGTTGTTTATGAAGTCGACGGTCGCGGGGCTCAGCGAGCTGAAGGCGAAGTCCGCGTTCAGCACCGCGGCCGTCGGCATCATGCCCACGGTCGCCCTCCCCGACTCGCCGATGGCCTGCTCCAATTGCCTCGCGGCCTGGAGCTGGAGCTTGTCCTCGAGTCCCTCGAACAGGGCCATGACCCCTTCCAGGCCCCTCGACTCCAGCGCTCGCTGGATCTGGGCCACTGGGAGGCGGAGGGCGTCGAACGCCCCGAGCAGCGCGTTGCGCAGCCTGGGCTCGAACCTCTCCGCTATCTTCAGGATCTCGTTGCTCGGCATGGCTTATTTCCCGTTGTCCCGCTTGGCGTGGCAGCTCTGACAGAGCCAGTCAACGTCGAGGGGCCTCGAGTAGTCCTTGTGTGCCGCCTGCACTGTGCAGCCGCTCTTGCCGCACTTCTGACAGGCGTCCGGCCGCTTGACCTTGCCGGCGATTATGGCGTTGTTCAGGTCGTTCCTGGCCTTCGTCTGCGCGGCCGTGGCGTTCTCGTTCTTGTCCACGAGTTCGTCCTCGACCTCGCCGGTCGGCGCGGCGGG